AAGAAAAAAAAATTTGAAATTTACGCTTAATTAATTAATTAATTAATTAAAAACTTATTTTATTCATTGTGCATTATATTCATTTTTTCGCATTGTAATTCATTTCATATCATAAAATAAATATTCAATTTCAATAATTATAAGTGTCATTTATAATCTAAGAATTCAATAAATTTTTCAATACTTCTAAACGGTTATTTCAATTACAAGTATTAACAACTCTTCTCAATTACAACCCACTTTCACTGGATAAATATAATTGGGGTTTTTCCTAAATTATTACTTCGATTTGATTAGACAAGGTATTTTGTATAAATTTTTAAAATAAATCTATTTGTGCTGTAAGATCATGCGCTACATTACTACCACCTACAGTATATGAAACATATAAATGAATTCTATCGTTTGTATTTAACCGTAGGGATGCGTTATAGAATGTTTTTTGAACATCAGATGAACCAAATGTAACAGTAAAAGGAGTGCTTAGAATCCCATTAGTGTATAATGTTGTGCTAGCAACAGTCTGTGAATTACTAACTGTCCAACTTGTTCCACTTCCTGATACTATATATGTGCCAGCTATAACAGTTGATCCAGCTACATATTGCCCAAGAATAATGCCTGTAGAAGATGATGTGGTCAGTGTAGTTCCAGAAATAGAACCAGTAAAAGTGCTTGATTGGGCTCCGTTTGTAATAGCAACTGGAGTGCCAACAGATCCGACAGTTAGACTTGGATAAACAGTCCAAGTTGTGCCACTGCCTGATACTATATATGTATACAGAGCAATACCTGAACAATATACGGTTTGACCTACGGCTATAGTTCCAATTATACTAGAGGTAACTGTTAGTGTAGTTCCACTAATGTATCCACTATAACTTGCAGAACCGTTGTAATCCTTGTAATCCTTGTGGTCCAGGTAATCCTGGCATAGTGCAGCTACTACCCATTCCTAAAAATGCAGTTCCTTTTCGCGGGAATCTTGTCATGTTTGTGTATACTATTTGTTTTCAAAATTATTTTTTATAAAAGACATTAAATAAGAATCCAAAAATATTTCTTTTTTACCTTCGTGTTTTTTTTGAAAAATGTAGGACCCGTTTTGTTTTTTAATTGTCCAACCTTCGTTAATTGCATTAAATAGAAATACCATTTTTTTCAATTTAATATTATCAATATTTTTGATATCAATCTCATCATTAATAATAATATCCATATTACTTATTTTTCAGAAAAGTATATTATTCTTTAAACATAAAAATATATATATATTCTTAAATAAATAATTAAAAATTAGATATAAAAATATATATTGCAAATGCCATCTTTCAAAATAAAACCGGTAAAAAAAATAAAAATAAATAAGAAATCTATTACAACCCTAGATGGAAAGCATTGTGAATTTGTCAATGAATTTAACAAGGATGAAACATATAAGATTCCTAAGTTAAGAAAAGAATGCGAGGAACTTACTAAAAGGTTGAATACTACTGAAAAGGACGAAAATATGACAATAGAACAAATAATGGATATAAAAGATGAAATAAAAGAAATAAAGGAGAAGATCAGGTTTTTGAAAACAAAGAAAAAGAATTATTATTTGGATAATTCAAAACATATTTTTGATTATTTTGAGAATAAAAAAAATATATCTATAGGGGAAGGATCAAAAAATAAAAATAAAATTCTGGATAATTTCTTTAAAATTAATCATCAGGATAATAATATTATTGAGAATAAAAACAATAATATATTTTACAAATATTTGACAAATATTGATGAATCGTTTATAGACATAAATTCAGTTATTTATTCCACGGATGTTTGTTCTTCTTGCAATAAAGGTGAATTAATACCAGTAGATGATGAAGGTGTGTTGATTTGCAATAATTGTTATAAAAATGTGCAGTATTTAATAGAAAATGAGAAACCGTCCTATAAAGAACCTCCTAAAGAAGTATGTTTTTATGCTTATAAGAAGATAAATCATTTCAAGGAGATATTGGCACAATTTCAAGGAAAAGAAACGACTCAAATACCTGTGGATGTAATTGAAAATCTTAAACAACAAATAAAGAAGGAAAGAATAGAAATAAAGAAATTGGATTATTATAAAACAAAAGAATTGTTGAAGAAGTTGTCTTATAATAAATATTATGAACATATCAATTTCATAAAGGATAAATTGGGGATAAAACCACCAGTAATAAGTCAAGAATTGGAAGAAACCTTATGTAATTTTTTTATGGAAATTCAATATCCTTATGCGAAACATTGTCCGGATTATAGAGTGAATTTTCTTCATTATTACTATGTCTTATATAAACTGTTTGAATTGTTGGGAGAAGATAAATTTCTAATTCAAATCCCGATGTTAAAAGATAGAGAGAAGTTAATAGAACAGGATACTATTTGGAAGAAAATATGTCAAGAATTAGATTGGGAATTTATCCCTACTGTATAACAAAACTACTTAAAGACCTCCAGGAAATCCAACTAAATTCAAACCGATACCTAGACCAGCGCCATTAAGTGCGGAATGACCTACAGTTGGGATATAAGTATCTAGGATGCAGAATGTTGCAGCTGCAGTTAGAGCAATTAACACAATTTCTTCAATGTTTAGGGATCGTTTAGGAATAGCATACGCGGCAATAGAAACCATTAGACCTTGCACAAGATATTTAATAACTCGTTTTACTAATTCACCAATATCAAACATTTCTTATATTAAATAAAAAGAAAAAAATATTTTTAAATATATAATAAAAATAAAAACTTAAAATCAACTAATTATTAATTATTATAAATGAGTAATTCAAATAAAAATATTGCTAAAACAAAAAAATCGGCAAATGTTAAATATGTTGATCTTCTTGAAGAAGATAAACCGATTGCAAACCAGAAATTTGTATGTGTTTCATTTGTTTCACCCGAAAAAATCCTAAAAAACAAACAAATCTTTTATTTTCAAGAATTTTTGAAGAAGTGGGATTTCAATAAAAGTATGGAAAAGTCTATTCAATTTTTGAATTTTATGAGTTATAAATATAATATTAACTTTGATGATTTAACTAAAGATTTTCAGGATTTTGTCAAGGAAGAAAGAGATAATTTGACAAAAACGGATATGCAAGATGAATATAAAACATTTGTAGATAATACTGAGGATGAATTGGAGAAAACATTTAATACTCAAAATAATTTTCAAACATCTATTAGAGGATTAAAGGTTCGTGGAGTATTTCCTACATTAGAAGAAGCAGAATTGAGATGTAAGATGTTGAGAGAGTTAGACCCGAACCATGATGTTTATGTTGGACCTGTTGGATTATGGATGCCTTGGGATCCAGAGGCTTATAAGACAGGAAGGGTTGAGTATATTGAAGAGGAATTGAATAAATTGATGCACGAGAAAAATAAAAATGAGAATTTTGCAAAGGCTGCATTTGATGAAAGAGTTAAAGAAACAAAGAGAAAGGCTATTGAAGATAATATCAAGAATGCTGAGAAAACTGGAAGTAGTTTGACACAGACAATTGACGATAACGGAAATTTGGTTGGAATTAATAATACAAATACTCAAGAGACAAAATTTTCAAGTAAGAGTGGAGAGATATCAGTTGCCGACATTCGTAATGAATTGTTTGAAGGTGAAAATATTATTACTAGTAAAACAGATTATGGTCAATCACAACTCTTGGGTAATAAAAAGGAAGATTAGTTAAATAAATTTTTATTATTTTTGTATAATATATAATAAAAATGGTTAAAAAAAATAGGTCAATCAAAAACAATAAACCAAAAATAAATAAAACGAAGAAAAATAAAATACTTAAAAACAAAATAGTTGGTGAAATCCGTTTTTATGATAATCAAATGGATATTATTAATCAATTCAATCGTTCCAAAAAATATGTTTCTGCCATTCAAGTATCAAATAATGATAATGTGGAAGTATTAAACGGAATTTATAACTATTCATTGTATACAGATATATTTTTAAAGTTGCATCCTAATAATAAATATGCTTTATATTTGAAGAATAATAATTACAAAGAAACAGGTAGTAATATAGGATTTACTTATTCTGATATAGATGATTTAATAGAATGGTCAAAAAGAAGAGATATCGTAAATAAAGTCGTTATTTTTGATTGGGATGGCACTTTATCTGTTACAGAAGGTATTGTAATTGCTTCCACAAATGAGGTTGAAGAAGAACATAAAACATATGGTATTACTTCATTTGATATTGCAATGTATTATGCAGGAACAATGAATAGGTTGAACGAATTAAAACGGATGTTCAATATACTTCACAAAAAGAATGTGAAAGTATATATTTTAACAAACAATCCGATTGCTACTTGTAATTGGACAAAATACCAGAAATACGGAATTGGACCACAATCTAGAATAAATTTTTTCAAGGTTGTGAAAGAATTTATTCCTCAGATAAAAGAAGATAATATTTTGTGCGGGTTCGATACAAATGGGTTTAAACCGGACACTTTTTTTAATAATAGTTATTTAAGAAATTTGTATTATGAAATACAAAAATCGCACATTACAAAGAAAAAGTAATTGATTCTTTTTCTCTCTTTATTCTTCTACCATTTTGTCTTTTTAACACTTATTTTAGGTCCTTGTCCTCTTTTCTTAACATTATTTGGGTCATACTTCTCGTCTTCATCATCTGAATTAATTCCTTTAGATAATTCCCAGAATTCTTTGCTTCCTAATCTGAAGTCATTATGTTGGTCTGCTTTATACCAAAACACTTGTTCGTGTAATTTATTAGATTTCGAATTGTTATTTATTACTAAACATTCAAAATTTTCTGTGCATTGGTCCATAACCTGACAGAAGGATTCGAATGTCGGAAACATTCCTGCATAATTCTCATATATTCTTTTTCTGTTTGCTATATATGGTTCTCTCAAAATAAAAACATAATCAATATTTGTTCTCAAAGTAGGAGGAATACCTAATGGATATTGCATGGTTATGATTAACATTATTTTCCAATGACGACCATTCATAAATAATAGTCTCATCATTTTATCTCTCGTCCAAGTTCCATCATATAAACAATCATCCAATATAACAAACGCCCTAGGATCAATGGTTGTCTTTTTGTAAGTTTCTATTTCTTTTTTTATTTGTTTCAAAACTGTTTTTTGTCTTTTTAGAATATTTTCTATAATTGCAGTGTTGTATTCATTGTGAATGAATAACTTGGGAACCATTTTTCCATAAAAACCATTGCCGTCTTCTGTTCCAGCAACTACGACCCCAATAGGAATATCCTGATGATAAAATAACAGGTCTCTCACTAAATATGATTTTCCTGTGTCTCTTCTTCCAATCAAAACAACAACCGGTCCCTTTGCTTCATTTGCCTTGAATGATATTGTTTTCATATCAAACTTTTTTAATTCAAGTGTCATTTTATTTATATATATTATTTTTTATGAAATTTATTTACGCGCATATTTGGGATCTGTTCCAGTAAATCCAAGCAAGCATCGCTATTTTCTTATTCTCAATGTGTAAAAGCAATTGAAAATAAAAAAGTGGTCCAAATATATATTATTAAACTACTTAAAGAACAATAAATCAATATTTAACTGTATTTTATTTTGGCTCAACCTTAATTGAAATGAGTTAAAACCCGTTAATATTTATATTACACAGACTATTATAAAATGGTTGAAAAATTTAATGTTAGTTATGAAAAGAGGAACAATTTAGAATTATTCAAGAGTTTCAAAAACAATAAGAATATTTCATTATTGAAGGTTCAAAACTATATGCCAATTTATAATAACTTTTTCTCTTTTAATGACACTAATTATAACAGTATTAATTTCAATAATAAATGGTATATAAACCAAATAATAAAGAGTGTAGATGAAAAAGAAAACACATTTATATCTTCTTTAAAAAATAGTGAAAATAGCGAAGTTTTAGAAAAAGAAACATTTATTAAATTTGCACCATTGATTGATCCTTTTAAATATTTGATAGGAAAATATAATATTAAGGACGAGACTTTATATAATTTACCTAAGTTGAATTCTACTGACAAAGATGTCTATTACAAATTTATAGATAAAAATAATTCTTCTTATATTGATTGTTTATTTTCTTTCTTAACTAGTAAAATTATACATAAATACAATTTTATTCATGGAGTTGATTTTTACGGTTCATTTTTAGCAATTAAAAATGATTACAAAGTCAATATTATGGATGATATTGATTATTTATGCGAATCAGAGTATTTCAATAAAAATAAAAATGTAGAATTCAAAGTAGACGATTATAATTTTCTATTCAACAACATTTCTCAAAAAGTCCCTATAAAAATTGAAAATACTAATTGCGGGTCTATTCAAGCAGAAAATATTGATGAACATTTATTTGAAGATTTATTTGAACCTTGTTCTTCTTTTTCTCTCGATGATTTGAAAAATCATTCATTAGAAATGGTTGATATTACAAATTTAAATTATTCTTTTGATAAAGATATTGAAACTACTACTATTAAATCCTCTTCAACTTGTTCTTCAAGAACATCTCATACTAGCAATGAGGATGAAGAAGAAGAAGAAGAAGAAGAAGAAGAAGAAGAAGAAGATGATGATAAAAATGATGAAGAAGGTAATGAAGAATTAGAAAATGATTATGAAGACGACGATGAAGATTTAGAAGAAGGGGAAGAAGATTTAGAAGATGATGATGATTCACAAAAAATATATGCAACAATTCCAAAATTCCCTATAAATTTGATTTGCATGGAGAGTTGTGAAAATACATTAGACGACTTGATTGTAAATAATGAATTGAATAACGACGAATGGTTTTCAACACTAATGCAAGTAATTATGATTTTAATTACATATCAAAAATGTTTTTCTTTTACACATAACGACCTTCATACAAACAATGTAATGTATAATAAAACAGAAAAAAAATTTATATATTATCTCTACAATAAAAAGTATTATAAAGTTCCTACATTCGGAAGAATATTCAAAATTATTGATTTTGGAAGAAGCATTTATACATATAATGAAATCCTATTTTGTAGCGATAATTTTGAACACGGTGGTGATGCATCAACTCAATATAATTTTGAACCATACTTCAATGATAAAAAACCAAGGTTGGAACCGAATTATAGTTTTGATTTATGTCGTTTAGCGTGTTCTATATTTGATTTTCTAATTGATGATTTAGACGAAATTAAAAATATAAATAATTGTTCTAGTATTGTAAAGTTGATTGTTGAATGGTGTACGGATGATAATAACATGAATATATTGTACAAGAATAATGGAATGGAAAGATATCCAGATTTTAAGTTATATAAAATGATATCAAGGTGTGTTCACAAACATACTCCACAAGCACAATTAGAGAGAATAGAATTTTCAAACTATTTAATTAAAAAAAGTAATTTACCGAAAAAATATACATTAATAAACATAGACGAAATTCCTGGTTTTGTTTCATAAATTATTTTCTTAAAATATATAAATGACTTTTGGATTTATTATAACAAGACATGTCAACTCAGAAATGACTAACAAATATTGGAATAGATGTATTCAATGCATTCGATATTTGTATCATTATGATAAATATAAAATTGTTGTTATAGATGACAATAGTGATCAGAATTTTATAAAATCAGAATTTGACTACAAAAATGTGGAATATGTTCAATCCGAATTTCCAAAAAGAGGTGAATTATTACCGTATTATTATTTTTATAAAAATCATTATTTTGATAATGCAGTAATAATTCATGATAGTGTTTTTTTACATAAAAAAGTTAATTTCAACAGAATTAAAATTCCAGTTTTACCTTTATGGCATTTTGATTTTGGAAAAGAAGAAAATTTTAATAATTCTTTAAGAATAGCATCATGCTTAACTAATAATTATCTTGTTAAAAAAAGATTACTAAACCAAGAAGATTATACAGTATTATTACATAAATTCGTTAATAATACAGAATGGAACGGATGTTTTGGTGTTCAATGTTATATAAATTATAATTTTTTATGTAAAATCAAAGAAAAGTATAATTTATTCAATATGTTAAATACAATAACTTGTCGAAGTGACCGTTGTTGTTTAGAAAGAATTATGGGTGTTATATTCAACTTAGAATGCAGTGATTTAATAAAAGTAAATTCACTATTGGGTGTGATAACCAAATCTGTTGAATGGGGTTATTCTTATGAAGAATATGTAAATGACATTGTAAAAAATAAAAAACCAAAATATCCAATTGTAAAAGTATGGACTGGGAGATAGAGATTTAAATCTAAAAATCAGGGTTATCTGTAAAAACTGTGGGTGTCATTTTATTAGCCCCAATTTTTGCACCACCATTGAAAATAATCGGGTCTATTTGATCAACAATAAAATAACCAGCGATTACACTAAAATAAACGAGTAATGGATCCCTAATAAGTGATTTCAATGGTTTGCAATCCTTGTCTACAATACGCATTTCAATAAATTTAATTACAAAAAAAATAATAGATATAAAAGCAGAAATAATAAAAATATTATTCATTTTATATAATTTAGAAAAGAACAAAGATTTTTTAAATTATACGCATTATATATTAGTCTAAAATTTCGATTTCGCCAAAAAGTAAATCTTCGTTCAAGTTTACAGGTTGAACATCTAAATTGTCTAATTTTATGTCTTCATTGCTAATAATTAATTTACTTATTTTCTCATCATCATCCTCATCCTGATATTTGTCTTGTTCTTTTTCCTTTTCTCGTTCTTTTTCTCGTTCTCGTTCTCGTCGTTCTTGTTCTCGGTCTAGTTCTCGTTCTCGTTCTTGTTCTCGTTCTCGTTCTTGTTCTTGTTCTTTTTCTTGTTCTCGTTCTAGTTCTTTTTCCTTTTCTAATTCTTTTTCTTTTTCTTTTTCTTCTTCTCTCGGGTCTTTTTCTATTAATACTTCATATTCATCTTTCAATTCAGGAAAACTTGGTTCAATATATTGTTCTTTCTTTATGATTTCATCGCTTTCCAATTTTGGAATTGGTTTTATTTCGCTTATAATAAGTGGTAGTTCTTTTTCTTTTTCTTTTTCTTTTTCCTTTTCCTTTTCACTCTTCTTCGCTTCTGGTTTTTCAATTACTTCCTCGTTAATTTCCTCAACAACATCTTCTTCAACGGTTTCATCCAAGTATGCCCTTAATATAGTTTCTACAGGAATACTTTCACGGACCGTGTTCAAAATACATTCTTGAACATTTAACTCAAGTTCTCTATTATTTTTCTGAATATTCAATGGAGATATTCCGATTTCAAATAAATAAACATTTTTATATATTTTTCTTGCAATATTCACATAAACTTTATGAATAAATTCATCCAATTTTGGAATATTTATATCTATTTTCTTCTGCTTTTTACCAACACGAACAGCAGTTAACAACTTCAATTGTATTATATAAACACAAGTAATCAATTCTTCTAAATAATTACAACCACTTCTCTCTATTATTCTAGCTTTTTCGTTTTCAATAATAGTTTTATTCCACTTAGGAATTCTCGTTATAAAGTTTTGAAATGTCATCAAATATTTATCCATTTCATTATTGCTTTTACACAAACTTACAGCTTCATTAAATATAGAATTCAACCCTTCTATTAGTAAAGGAGTTAATATAGTTAATAATCTGGCACACCATTCATTTTTGCTTTCATGAAGCGAACTTATATTGAAATCATCCATATTAAATAAAACTTATATTTTCTAAAGTATGATTTAAACTTAAATATAAAAAATATAATATAAACATTATCAATATTTTTTCATTTCTCAATTCCTTTTTTACTTTGTTGAATGTAAATAACAATTCATATATTTTTTCATCTGTTAAATTTACATTTAACAAATTGTTCTCTAATAATTTCACAATGTCTAATCCACTATACCCTTTTTCATATAACTTTTCGGAAAATAATATTAGCTTTTCATAATTTTCTTCCTCTTTATATTCTTTTTTTTCTTCCTCTTTATATTCCTTTTTTTCTTCCTCTTTATATTCCTTTTTTTCTTCCTCTTTAAATAATTTAACTTTATTCAATTCATTCTTCAACCATTCCATCCTTTTGTTTTTAACTTCTTTTAAATTGAATGTGCAATTTAAGTTGTAAGTATATAGGTCTATAATTACACCGTTTATCGTGGGTTCTGGAATATGTATTTCGCAAAATCGAGATAATATAGGTTTTAATAACTTATATTTATCTTCTACAATTATAAAAAACCTCGTATTATGACTGAACAATTCTATACATCTTCTCAATGCAGATTGAGCATCTGTTGTTAATTTATCTGCATTTAATAAGATAATACTTTTGAAATTATCTCCGCCATTTGAATTTATATGGGTTTTTGCGAAAAACTTCAATTCATCGCGAATAAATTTAATTCCTTTCCCGTGAGCACAATTCACATACATTACAAACGATTTTATCTTTGTTTTATCATTAGTGTAAATCAAATTTATAAAATCATTGACAATTGTTTTTTTTCCACTACCAGAAGGCCCATGAAATATTATATTTGGTATTTTATGGATTTCTTGAAAATATTTTAATTTTTCCATTATTGATGTATGAATTTTTATTGTTGTCATTATTTTTATTTGTGTATATTTTTTATATTAATATTTTATCGAATTATATATATGAGAACGAAATCAAAAACTCAAAAACTGCGGTTTCCAATTCGTTATTTACCGAATAGATTAACATTCAAAGATAAAAAAAAACAATTCAATATGTTGAAAAAGTCTAGGAATTTGTATAAGAAAAATATATACTATAAACGAGCAAATCTACAATCTTTCAAATCTAAAAAATCACATCATATTATTAATGCAGAGAGAATTTATAATATTAAAAGTTTAAGCGTCAACGATGAACTAGCCCAAAAAACTGGATGCTCCAAAGAAGCTTTATATAAAATTATAAATAAAGGTGAAGGTGCTTATTATTCTTCTGGTTCTAGACCAAATCAAACACCACAATCTTGGGGTATAGCACGATTAGCAAGTGCAATAACTTCAGGAAAAGCTGCTGCAGTAGATTACGATATTCTATTAAAAGGTTGTAAAAGTAATAGTAAAGCATTAAAATTAGCAAAAATATCTAGAAAAATAAAAAACAAGTTCTAAAAAAATCATTTAAAGATTTTTAATAAAATTTAAATATATGTCCGTTTCAACAAATGTTCTTACTATTAAAACCGTGCAAATTGCTCCTTTTAGAACATTAATGACTGCTTTAAAGGATATTTTATTGGAAACAAATATTACTTTTCAACCTGATGGTATACGAATTATAAATATGGATAAAAGCCATACTATATTGGCACATCTATTTTTAGCATCACAGAACTTTGAATTCTATGAATGTAAAAAGGAAAAAATTATTATTGGCGTAAATATGTATCATCTCTTTAAATTAATTAATTCCATTGATAATGATGATACTTTGACTATATATATTGAAAATGCTGATTATATTGACGGAATCGTTTCTCATTTAGCTTTGAAATACGAAAATGGCGAAATTAAACAATGTAAAACCCAGAAGCTCAGGTTGATAGAGCCTGAACAAGAAGAGCTTGAATATCCAGATGTAAAATTCTCTTCCGTTATTAATCTACCTTCAACCGATTTCCAAAAAATAATTCGCGATTTATCTTGTATTTCAGATAAATTAGAAATTAAATCTGTCGGAAATGAATTGATTTTTAAATGTTCCGGTCAATTTGCATCTGCTGAAATACATCGTGCTGAATCTGACGGAAGTATGGGGTTCATATTAAAACAGGACTCATCTAAAGTAATACAGGGAGAATTTTCTCTCAAAAATTTAGGTTATTTTATTAAATGCACAAATTTATGTTCTCAAATAGAGGTATATTTAGAAAATGATTTACCACTTGTTGTTAAATATAATGTGGCTAGCCTTGGGGAGATTAAATTATGTTTAGCTCCTTTACCGTTATCATAGATTATTTTTATATTTCAATAATATAATAATACAATAATACAATATGGATTATTTGAACAATATCTTTAAAAATCAAAAAAAAGTTTATATTGATTATAGCGATTATTTAAACCAAATAAATAATTGTAAATATAGATATACCAATGTTCCTAATATTACTGGACCTACTGGAAATACCGGTTCAACTGGTGCACAAGGTTATGCAGGAGATACTGGCCCAACTGGAATTTCTGGACAGACTGGACAGACTGGACCTACTGGACCTACTGGACCACCAAACTATATGAATGTCACTGGAAGCACAGGAATAACTTTCTCTGGGTCACCTAATTATATTTTATCGCTTAACCAATATACAACTCCTTCAATTACAAATATTAATAATAATACTGTATTTAATTGGAATATTGATAATTATGGAAGAAGTATATTGAATACTGTATCGCCAATACCATCATCTACAACTCCTTTGATTATTTCTCCTGTAAGTAATTACACAACTAACACATTTACAGATAAAGATGGAACAAATTATAAAGTATTTTCTTTAATTACAGTTGGTTCTTATAGTATGACAGTGCAACAAAATGTATATGTCAGTATGTGTCTTATTGGTGGTGGAGGTGGAGGTTCTAGTAATGGTAACGGTATTGCAGTTTCTACAGGTGCAGGATCTGGAGAATTAATGTATGTATACAACTATTTGTTACTATCTGGAAGTACATATACTATAAATGTCGGTTCTGGTGGAGTTGGTGGTTCATCTGTCGGTGTTGGAAACAATGGAACTAATGGAAATCCAACTAATATTATAAATAGTTCTTCTACTACTTTATTTCAATCCGCAGGAGGAATGGGTGGGATTTGGCCCGGAGGTAATAGTTCAAGTGCAACTTCAGGTATAAATAATTTTGCAAATCTTGTTACAGGAACTTCTTCTAGTAGTGGTGGTTCTGCTGCTGCGGGAAACTCAACAAATTACACAGGAGGTTCTGCAACAAGTGCTACATTCAAACAAGCAATAGACCCAGCTTTAAATATATATTTGCCGATAGTTTGGAGTTATGGTAATTCTGGTGGAAGTAGTTTTACTAATTATCCAACTACTCCAACATATTATAATTCTGGTGGTGGCGGGGGAGCTGGTGGCGCGGGAGGTAACGCTTCAATTTCTTTGGGAGGAAGTGGTGGATTAGGAATAGCCAATTATTTTAATCAATCTTTAACTCCTACATATGTTTGTGGTGGTTCTTGTGGAACTGGAAATAATCCTATATCTAATCAAAATACATATGGTGCTGGAAGTTCTGATTCAGTAACATCTGCAACCCCTGCAGCATCATCTGCAACACCTAATAGTGGTTCTGGAGGTGGTTCATCATGTCGTAATAGTAATGGAGGAAATGGTGCGGGAAATGGCGGTTCGGGATTGTTCATGATAAGATATAGTTATTAGTTATTCGTTTTTAGTTATTTAAAAAATATAAAAATATTTTAATATATTATGTCTAAAAAATATAATATATGTAGTCGAATTCCTACAGTATACAACCTTCCAACATTTATAGGTCCAAGAGGATATATTGGACCACAAGGTAATACAGGAAATACAGGTCCAACTGGTCCGACTGGCCCAACTGGTCCGACTGGCCCTACTGGTGCAACTGGTCCAACAGGAATAAGTCTAAATGTAACAGGAGCAACAGGTGTAACAGCGCAATATGTTTCCAGTAGTCAAACAATCGTTTCATTAAACCAATTAACAGGTGCCACTGGAAGTTATAATATATATCCAAGTTACAGCTATAATGTAACAGTTGATAATTACGGAAGAAGTATAATAAATTTAGGGAATGTTTTATTTAATGTAGTAGCTGGAAGCACATATTATACAAGTAATTATACAGATAATAGTGGCATAGCTTATACTTATTATGATATGTCTGCAAATGGGTCGGTTGTTACATTTCAATTGAGTTCTAGTTCTGTTGGAAATACGGTAAGTATGTTGTTGATTGGTGGCGGTGGTGGGGGCGCAAGTGGTAATGCTACGGCAGCTTCTTCTGCGGTTTCAGGTGCGTCAGCAGGAGAAGTAATGCTTATAAATAATTTTCCTTTAACTAAAGGCAATTATTATCGCTTTACTATTGGTTCAGGTGGTTCCGGTGGTGCAGCTAGTGGAACTGGAAATGCTGGTTCTGCAGGTAGCGCTTCTACGGTTTATACAAGCTCGGATAATATTACTTATACATCACTTTATCAATCCGCCGGAGGTGTAGGTGGTGTTATTAATGCTGCTGGAACAAATGGTGTTTCTGGAACAATCTCATCCAGTTATCCAGTATTAACTACTGGAACATCATCTGGAAGTGGTGGGGGTGGAAATGTTACATCAACATATGGAGGAGGAACTAGCACAAATGTTAATTATTATGATGCAATTACACCATTTGTAAATTATACGAATTCACCAACGGTTTGGTCTTATGCGAATCCTGGCGGAACAGGATTTAGTAATATTACCCAGTCTAACTGTGCTGGAGGTGGTGGAGGAGGTGGAGGTGGTTCAGGTGGTGCAGGTGTTTCTACTATTGGCGGTGCTGGCGGAACTGGATTAAAAATTTATTATACGAGCACATCAACCGCTATTCTTGGAGCGAGTGGAACAGCTGGTGTTGCTGGAGGCGCAGGTGGGTTTGGAACAACCGTTGGGACATCCGCAACTACATATGGTGCTGGTGCTTCTGCTGCATCTCCAACTGCAGGAGCGGCAGGGTCTGGATCTGCTGGTGGTTCAACAAGTGCTGCAAGTGCTGGTGGCGCAGGTGGTTGTGGTCGTATTATAATAAAATTTATTAAATATTCATAAATAAATTATGTTGAATGAAAATAAAAACCAAAATACAATAGTATCTTGTTTTATATCCAATATGAATAATAGAAATGACCGTAGCGTCAATAAATATATTGAATATGGATTAAAGTTATTGAATGTGGATATTCCTAAAATAATTTTTATGGATGAAGAAACTATAAGTATATTGAATGATAATTATAATAAAAATCAATATACTTATATTATACCTTTCAAGAGAGAAGATATTTATTTGAATTTATACAAGGGAAAGATTACTGATTTTAATTTAAAAAGTGATTTTCCAGAAAAAGATACAATAGATTACATGGTTTTAGTTTGTAATAAAACGGAATTTATGAAAAAAGCAATATCAATTAATACATTCAACACTGAAAATTTTGTTTGGGTTGATTTTGGAATAAACCACATATTCAATTGTTCGGATGAATTATTCAAGGAAAAAATCGAAACAATCCGAAATAAAGAATGCAATGAGAATAAAGTTCGTATAGGTTCAATAATTTATCCAGCGAATATTCCAAAGAATAAAGATATTTATAAAGAAATTTTATGGCATTTTGCAGGAGGGGTATTTGGGGGAAATAAATCAGCGTTATTAGAATTTGCTGAACTTACAAAATGTAAATGTTTGAAAGTGATTTCAGAAAAGAAAACAATAATGTGGGAAGTGAACATATGGCATCTTGTTTTTTTAGATAACCCAGAATTGTTTTCTTCATATTATTGTGACCATAATGAAACATTAATAACTAAATACTGAAAAAGAATATAAAGAAGAATAATATATATTGTAAAAAGAATATAAAGAAAAAGAAGAACAAGAAGAAGAAAATCAAGGTTTGTAAATAATTTTATCATCAATATATTTTTTGTCGAATACAGCAATCCTTGATGTTCTATCCCAAACACTGTAAGGTATTACTACTCTTTCGGGTTCAACAATTAATCCCACGCAATATTCAATCGGTTCTCCTTCAAATTTAAAAGGTGCCGAATATCTCAATAACTTCATTTTTTCATCAAAAATAACAAATAAATGATAATAATGACGAGGATTTTCATAAGAAACCATATGAACAATAAACCATATTTCATTTTCAAAATTAAAACCACAAGTTGAACCTCTAATCTTATCAAATATCATTGGCATTTCTTGATTTTTAATTAATTTTAATGTATGAACACTTTTTTTTTCTTTTTCTCTTCTCTCTTCAATCTTACATATCTTAAGTGGATACCATTGATAAACAACGAATAATTCATCATCAACAATTACATAAACCCAGTTTTTCTCACAAATATTATTACTGAATGATGCTTTAATTTCAAGAGGAAATAATTCATCATTTTTTATATCATACACTCCATGACATATTCCGATATTACCATTTTTATGCATTCCTGTTCCTATGAAACGAATCTCATTATTGTAATTTATAATTTTAATGTCTTCAATCCCAATATATCGTCTTCCATCATAATTGCTTTCAAATAATTTTTCTTCAACTATATTAAAATCATTTGTTAATTTAATATATTTATTCAAAGATATGATATAATCGTCGCAATTATGGTAATATCCATTAATATCTATATTATAATTTACTAAACGCATATTCATTATATAAGATCCGTTGTAAGGAATTATACAACTGGAAGATGATGTGAACGCACGATTTTTATCAGATAATGAAACACCCATATCTACCATAAATGAAGGTTTCAATATATCTTTGTAAAATTTCATGTTAGATAAAGTATTACTAATAATACCACTGTCATTACATTTATTAAAAATATTGATTAATTCCTTATTGATGTTTTTTATACCGACATAGCAAGAAATAATAGAATATTCATAATCTATTTTATAACTATAAATATCATTAGAGAGAAACAAAAAAGTATTCCTTTCTTTGATATTAGTATTTAATAAAGCCCCTTTGGCAATTATATAAAAAGAATATGCAATATTACATTTCCCAACAATTCTATAATATTCAATAATGGAATAGAGGTTTTCAATACGATTTGGTAAAACATTATAAGCTTCTAACCAGTAAAATATAGCCCTTTCAATATCATCCATTTTCTGATAGCATAATCCAATTCTATAATAACTGTACCAAATTTCTTGTTCCCATCCACCCATTTTAATTCTTTTTTTATAATATTCAATTGCATCATTATAATGTCCATTATCGTGATATGTATTTGCCAAATAAAAATGGTATCTATCGTTATTTGGTTCATCTTCTATACCTTTTTTGAGAAGTTTGATATCTCTCTCAAACTTATCCGATTTAGAGCCTCCATCCCCAATATCATTAATAAATAAAATATCCTTATCCAAAAACCCACTTCTATTATTTGGAGGTGTTGATAAATATTCGTGAGTTACTCCGAGATAAGTAAAAACACCATTGTTTCGGATTATTCTTTGATTGGAATAATAAAAACTGGATGAACCTTGTAATATTGTATAAGTATCTAATAATAATAATTTTTTATTGAATGCCGACTTCACTTCTATAATCATATCCGCATCAAGTAATAACACATAATCAGTAAGTCCTACACATTTTTTAAGAGCTACATTACGATTATGGGCAAAATTAATAAATTTTTCATCGAAAATAAAACCATCAATATTTTTACTTTTAAAAAAAGTTGTAATTACTTCTTTAGTATTATCGGTAGAACCAGTATCACAAATGCAATAATAATCAATGATAGGTAAAACCGACATAAGTAATCTCTCAATAATTTTCCCTTCGTTTTTAACAATCATATTCAAACAAACAGTTGGTTCTTTTTTCATATTTTTTTAAATATGGTTTTTAATTTTAAGTTATTATATATATAATTATTATAATGGCACAAACAAGATTTAACGATGATCCGTGCAGAATTTCTAAAAAATTACAGCAAATGACAGATCCAGGAAGATATATATTGAATGTTCCAGGAAACGGCGAAACACCGCCTTATATTGAAGACCCACAAATAATAATACAAAAATGGGGCGCTAATTTAAGAACGAATGTTGTAAATTTGGAAAGTAGTTTATTTGGAGTTAATAAACCATTAAACCGTGATTGTTTAGGAAAGGATGAATATAAAAATAAGAATTTTGATGTAGTTACACATAAAATTGAATATCCAGTAAATAATAATTTATTTACAGAACAATCCAGGGTTATTATGCCTGCGTGGACTTGTCGTGACACAGAACAAGTAAATTGGAATATTCTTCCATTGAACCCCCAAGAGAATACTTGTATGTCCTTTCAAAATAATGTAAGTACGAGAATTTTAGAAAGAGATAGAATATAAAAAATATAATACTTTATATATAATATAATGGAAATAGCCATACCTTTTATAGCATTAGCAGGGGCATATGTAATTTCAAATCAAAATAACAATAAAAATAACGGAAGGGTAGAAAATAAACAATACAGAGAACAATATAGAGAACAGAATAACAATAGAGAACAGTATAAAGAACAGAATAACAATAGAGAACACAATAAGAATAAAGAACAATATAAAGAACAAAATAACAATAAAGAACAGTATAAAGAAGAGAATAACAATAGAGAACAAAACCAATATAAAGAACCAAAAGAGGAATTCACAAATATGGGAAATAGATATCAGCTACCAAACACCGATATTCCTTCACAAAATTATCCAATTACTAATTTAAATGAATTGAAGGATACCATACAAAGTTATCCAAACCCAAATACGGCAACCGATAAATACTTCGATCAAAACTTATATGAAAATAGCGATATTTGTGGTAAAAAAGTGAAAAATAATATTAAAGAAGTATATTCTCTCACCGGCGATTATTTAAAAACGGAAGAGTTCAAACATAACAATATGGTTCCTTTTTATGGAGGTAAATTTAAAGGGGATGTTTATGGCGTTAATATGGCAGAAACAATTTTGGATAATATGTCTGGTTCCGGGTCTCAAGTTATTAAAAAAATAGAACAAGCACCGTTGTTCAAACCGGAAAATAATATTCAATGGGCTAACGGAACACCAAATATGAGCGATTTTTTTCAATCTAGGGTAAATCCAGGTATGAACAACTCTATGGTAAAGCCTTTCGAAAGCGAACATGTCGGCCCAGGGTTGGGTGTGGGATATACAACAGATGGAAGTGGTGGATATAACTCTGGTATGGAATTAAGAGATAGTTGGTTACCCAAAACGGTAGATGAATTGAGAGTTTCTACAAATCCAAAACTGGAATATTCATTAGAAAACCATCAAGGACCTTCTTATTCTCATGTTCAAAATCGCGGAATATTAGGAAAAGTTGAAAAATACAACCCCGACGGGTTTTTCATAAACACACAAGATAGATGGTTAACCACAACTGGTCAAGAAAAGGCACAAGCATTAAGACCAATTGAAGAAATTCACGATACTTCAAGAACAACAACTTCTGTATCTTATACTGGTGTTGCAGGACCAGGAGATAGAAATGCAAGTTATGTTCCTGGTTCTTATGTAGAACCAAAAAGAAATGTGCTTGAGAATTATGATATTGCGTCATCTTATGCTTGTGGAAAAGGACCAACTAATAATAATGAAAAGCAACAATCTTTTACAAACTATAAGAATAATCGTTCAACAACAATTCAACCAGAAACACACCGAAGTCTATTCAAAGGAACAGTTGGTGCATTGCTTAATCCAATTATTAATGTGATAAGACCAACAAGAAAAGAAGAATTTACATCAAACATTCGCATTTATGGAGATGCTTCTCAAAATTCAAAACAACATTATGTATTTAACCCAAATGATGTTCCTGCAACAACTATTAAAGAAACAACAATGTATCAACCCGACTCTTATATAAATAATCAATCCAGCACCGGACAGGTTTTACATAATCAACAAGCTATAAATAATCAACGAGATACAACAACTGTTAGTTACATTGGAACTGTAGGAGGAACTGGTGCTGTAAATCAAGGTGAAGTCATAGTTGATTCCGCTTATAGACAATATAATAATGAACTTAAAGAACCAGCACAAAAAAGTTTTACAAATCACGGATCAAATCAGATATTCAACCAAAGTGTCAATATGAGCATCGCAAAGATAGATTCGGATAGGGATAATCCTAGAATGTGGGTTCCAAATGCGGCAACTATAGGACAAATTCCTATAAGCAAAGAAAAATATGGACATGTAAAGAGCAAACAACATTATGACGAGGCTAAAATTGGCGTTGATAGAATTCAACCAGACCTATTGAACGCATTCAGAGAAAACCCTTATACTCATTCACTGACAGATTCTGTTTAAAATAGTAAATAAGATAAATAAGATAAATAATATAAAGAAATAATACAAAAAAATATAAACAAAATACAAATATGACAAAAATATATCCCAAATGTTTCAATACATTGAACAAATGGTTGGATGAAATAACACCAACTTCAAGAAGAAACATTTATAATAATATTAACCCAATACTGTTTGATGTTTCATTGAGAGATGGACTACAGGGTATAAAAAAAGATTATGTTGATTTGAATGAAAAGAAAAACATTTATTATTCCATATTATTCAACCATAATCCACAAAAAATAGAAATAGGCTCTATTGTAAACCCACGATTTTACCCTATGTTTTCAGAAACATTTGAATTATTAAAGTTAATTAATGAAGATCAAGTATATAAAAATAAAGGATGTAAAAATAAAGGATATAAAGACGAATTATATGTGGTTACTCCAACAACTAGACAAGTATATAGTGCAAAAAAGAATAAGGTTACAAATTATTCATTTATAACTTCAGTTTCCAACAGTTTTCAAAGAAATAATATTAACAAGAATTTGGAAGAAACAAAAGAGGAAATAAATAGAATGTTTTCAACAGTGAGAGACATTCCGAATAAAAATATAAAGTTGTATATTTCTTGTATAAATGAATGCCCAATAGAAAAGTTTGTAAATATTGATTTCATTGTAAATGAAATATTGTATTACAATGAAATTAGAGAGATTAATGAAATCTGTTTAACAGATACTTGTGGTTCTTTGAGTTATGATAATTATAAATATATAATCGACAAATGTTTGTATGAAGGTGAAACTCTTGATAAACTCTCTCTTCATTTACACAGTAATAATAAAAATATAAGAGAAATATTCAACTACTCTTTGAATAATAAAATAAACAAATTTGATGTTTCATTATCAACATTTTCAAATAATAATATTACTTATGATATGTTCTACAAATTATTAGTAGATTATATAGAAATAAAATAATATAAAAAAATAAATCTACAATAATAATAAAGAAAATATGGATGATGAAAATATAAATTTATGTTGTGAAAACATCAAAACCTTATTTTCGATATATAAAAACAACCCTTATATCAAAAATAGAATTAAATATCATATAATAAATGTTCTCCCGACTACGCTCAATAACGAATATAAGGCAAAAGAAAAACGCGTTTCAAGAATAGATTATTTAACAAATGAACAACAACAATTCATACAAATCTTCTTAAGTAAAAATAAATATTATTATTTGCATAATAGCAATTTTTTCTATTATTACGACAATATAACTTATTCAATTGTCAAAGAAGATATTATATTGCACAAGCTTTTGACTTCTATTTCTAAGGATAGGAAACTTATGGATTGGAAATATAGAACTAAAATTAATATCATTAAACAAATTAAAGAGAGAACTCTGTTTAAATGTATTCCTGAAACAGAAACTATACAAAATGTATTGAACCTATTATCTCCATTATTATTTCAAGACAAAAAACAAGTCAAATACTTTTTAACAATACTCGGCGATAATATTTTGAAAAAATCGTCAGATAACATTTTTTTATTTAAACCCAAAACAAATAAATTATTATCAGAATTATCTTCTATTACTTATATTACAACCGGGTTTTCTAATGTTACCCATAATTTTGTCAGTAAATTCAACCAAAAATATAATTATGACAATTGCAGGTTAATCAAAATAAATAATGTTCAAATTGAAAATTGGAAAAATATTTTGAATATTTATGCAATTGATATTATTTGTGTAGCTGCACATTATTCCAAAAGATTTGAAAATTCAGAAAATTACATTCAAAATATTGTCAATGATGAACAAATTTATAATTATACAATGTTTTTGAAAAATAATAATCAAAATGACATTTTTAATAATTTTTGTTCTTATTCCATTCAACAACACGAAGAACAAAATAATGAAGAAAAAGAACAAAATAATGAAGAAAAAGAACAAAATAATGAAGAAAAAGAACAATCTAAAGAAGAACAAAATAAACAAAACTCACTATATTCCATCAATTGGAAAAATATGCATTATATTTGGAAATTATATATTTCCAAATTATCCATACCTAGCACAATTCTATTGAATACATTGAAAAACTTATTAAAAAATAGATTCAAATATAATGAAAATACAGATACTTTTTACAATGTAACTAGTCCATATTTACCTCGTGTAAGTGATTTTATTCTATTCTGGGAAAAGACAATTGTTGTTAATGATATCAATAACATAAATTATGAACAAGAAATTGAAATAGACGAAATTTGTTATCTTTATAAAAAATGGGCTCAAGATACTACAGAAGTTACTATTTCAAATGGAAATATTTATGAAAGTGATGTCATAAAAATTCTAAAACACTTCTTCTCCTCTATAAAAATTATAGAAAATAAATACATTATTGGGGTTTATTCTAATATGTGGTATAAAAATAATGATATAAATAATTCACTTATGCTAATCAAAGAATATTATTTTAATAAAAAATTGGGACATATTCATTTTGATGATGCGTATGATTTTTATTGTAAATATTGTAATAAAAATAAGAATTATATTAAATTTATTATAAGTAAGAGATACTTTGAAAAATATTTGTATTTGAATATTTCTAATTTTATTATACATAATAACTTTATTAATTCATCTTGGTATAACTAATTATTTTGACCTTCTCTTTTTTGTAATTCTTTTTCTTCTTCCACCCTTTACAGCGGTTTTTGTAACTGATGCTGCCTTACTAGCGGCTTGAGAAGCTTTAATAGAAGCTAATGCTTGTGATTGTTGCTGTTTTTGTGCATTAAAATATGTTTTTGAGTAATCCTGAATTTTTTGTCTCACAGCTACATTCGGGTTTACATTATTTAACCTATATCCTCCATTCATTCTACTTTTTTTACTTCTTTTCTTGATTGTCATATAATATTATATAATATATTTATTTACTTCAAACTGTTTAAAAAGTTATTCTCTGCAGTTCCCATTGTATTCAAAATTTTATTTTGCAAAACTGTGTCAGTTTTAATGTTTGGTTGTGCAAGATTCTTATCAATATATGATTGAAGCTGACTTGTATTTGCTTTAGTAAAATTATTTGCTGTATTTTGAAGTTTTGTAACATACATATCATATGGTGTTACTTTTGGTGTATTAATAATACTTTGAGCTTGGGCGGAAATTTTGTTACCATAATCGTTTCTAGCCAAAGCAGCGTTAACCTGGTTGGAAACACCGCTGGCCGCATCTGATATACTGTTAGCGGTGCTACCTGAATCAAAACCACCCCTCATTCTCCTCATTCTCCTTGTTTTTCTTCTTTTTCCACCAATACTTCCTCCACGATAATTGTTAAAATTAAATTTCTTTGATAAAAATGCGAACCCTCCCCTTGTTTTTCTAGATTTCCTAGTTCTCCTAGTTCTCCTTGAAGCATTTCGTGGCATATATATATATATAAATATAAAATTTTCCTAAATTTCCTAAATTTCCTAAATTTCCTAAAGCATACTTATTTGTTTATGCATTTGTTTATGCATTGGTTTATGCATTTGTTTATGCATATGTTTATTCATATTTGTATTTTTAAAACTTGAAACTGGTGCTGGATGCAGTTTTAACATTTTACCGTAATAACCGCCTTTCTGTGTTTTATTATTTGTATTAGGTGCCGCAGGTTTTGCAGGAGCAGGTTTTGCAGGGGCAGGAGCAGGTTTTGCAGGGGCAGGAGCAGGTTTTGCAGGGGCAGGAGCAGGTTTTGCAGGGGCAGGAGCAGGTTTTGCAGGGGCAGCAGGAGCAGGTTTTGCAGGGGCAGCAGGAGCAGGTTTTGCAGTAGCAGGAGCAGGTTTTGGTGGTGTAATAACAATAGGTTTGGGAGGTGCAAGAACAACCTGTTTGGCACTTGAAAAAAGTGCTGGTCGTAATCCCGAATTTATATTGTAATGGCCTCCTTTCATTTTTCTTGACTTAGAAAGTTTTACTGCACCGAATACACCCTTCTTTGTTCCGTATCCGTGTTTTACTAATCGGTTTTCTTTTTTAGCAGCGGTGTGTTTCCTCTTACTAACAATTCTACCATTCTTATTTTGTATAATATTTTCTTTTGTTAATCCGCCACTTGTTTTATACGCAGTTCCGTGATGAACCTGCGCCCTTGAACCTTCCAACATTTCGTAGGTTTTTCCTTTGATAACATATTTTCCTTGGCTATTCTTGGTATGTTTTTTCATATATAATAAAACAAGAAAATAATATTTAGAATTTATTCCTTAATGGTCCATTAATACCTCCAGGTTGCCCCTCACGCTTACCCAAGAATATTTGGTAATACGCTTGACCTTGATTACCAAATTGTGTTCTACCTCCTAAATAATATTTCACAATATTATTAATTCTTTGACTTTGTGTCTCTCCTTGAACATTATTAGAAGTAATTAATACTTTTTTATTATTCAACTTCGGACAATGACAACTTGAATTTAATCTCCCAGAGTTAAGGATTACTTTTCTCGTATCACTAGTTACACTATTTCCGTTATAGATGGAAAAATTGTAATCATCTATATTTAACGAGGACATATAATATAAATATAAATATAAATTAAAATTGAAATCAATTTAAATCTTTGTCATTAAATTAAAACAACCAAACAAAACAAATAAAATGAATACTAAAGAAGAACTCTCAAACAAATACCAACAGAAGACTGATAAACAACATATTCTAGATAATCCAGATACTTATATTGGGTCTATTGAAAATATTGAAACGGATTTATGGATATTGAATGATGATGGAAGTAAGATTATAGAAAAAAATATTAATTACATTCCTGGATTATTCAAGTTATTTGATGAAGGTATTGTTAATTGCAGAGACCATGTTATTCGTATGAAACAATCTATAACAAATAATGTTGAAAATGCTTTACCAGTTACATACATAGATATTTCTATAAATGACGACGGAACAATTACAATGGTTAATGACGGAAATGGAATTGATGTGGAAAAACATCCCGAATATAATATTTGGATACCAGAAATGATTTTCGGACATTTAAGAACTTCAACTAATTATAACAAAAGTGAAAAGAAGATTGTAGGTGGTAAAAATGGTTTTGGTTTTAAACTTGTTCTTATATGGTCATCTTACGGATATATTGAAACTATTGACCATATAAGAGGACTCAAATATACTCAAGAGTTTCGTAATAATTTGGATACTATTGAACCACCTAAAATTACTAAGGTTAAATCAAAACCGTATACGAAAATAGTTTTTAAGCCAGATTATTCACGCCTAGGAATTGAAGGGTTATCTCCAGATGTTGTATCATTGTTGAAAAAGCGAGTATATGATATAGCAGCCGTAACTGATAAATCACTAAAAGTGAAATATAACTCCAATATTATTCCCGTAAAGAATTTCCAGAATTATATTGATTTGTATATTGGAAATAAAGATACTGTTCAGCGTGTTTATGAAGATAATGGAGAGAGATGGGAATATGCGGTTTCATTATCACCAAATCACGAGTTTATACAAGTGAGTTTTGTAAATGGAATTTATACTTCTAAAGGTGGAAAGCATGTAGAATATATATTGAACCAAATTACTCGTAAATTAGTTGCATTCATTGAAAAGAAGAAGAAGGTGGTTGTTAATATGAATAATATTAAGGAGCAATTAATTCTATTTGTTCGTTGTGATATTGAAAATCCATCATTCGATAGTCAAACCAAAGATTTTATGAATACGCCTTCTTCCAAGTTCGGTTCGTCTTGTGTAGTGAGCGATAAATTTATAGAAAAAATCGCAAAAATGGGTGTTATGGACGCAGCGTGTGCTTTGACTGAAATTAAAGAAAACAAGGCTGCGAAAAAGACGGATGGAACTAAAACAAAAAATATTCGCGGAATTCCGAAATTAATTGATGCAAATTGGGCTGGAACAGACAAATCGGATAAATGTGTTATTATATTTTGCGAAGGAGATTCGGCGAAGGCAGGTATAGTTTCAGGTCTCTCTTCTGAAGATAGAAATACGATTGGTGTTTATCCAATGAAAGGGAAGATATTAAATGTTCGTGGAGAACATATAAAGAAAGTATCTGAAAACAAAGAGATTTCAGAAATAAAGAAAATTCTCGGATTGGAAACTGGAAAGGATTATAATGACTTGAATGATATATCAAAAAACCTACGATATGGAAAAGTCCTATTTATGACTGACCAAGATTTAGACGGTTCCCATATTAAAGGTTTAGGCATAAATTTATTTGAAACTATATGGCCGTCGCTTACTAAAATACCTGGATTCATTGGGTTCATGAATACACCAATATTGAAGGCAAAAAAAAATAATAAAGAATTAGTGTTTTATAACGAAGGTGAATATAATAATTGGAAGGACGACACCACAAATGATAATAGAGGTTGGAAAATAAAATATTACAAAGGTTTAGGAACTAGCACTGGTAAGGAATTTCGAGAATATTTTGAAAAGAAGAAATTTGTTGGGTTTGAACATACAGGAGATTCAAGTGAAAATGCGATTGATTTAGTTTTCAACAAAAAAAGGGCGGACGATAGGAAAGAATGGTTGGAAAATTATAATCGAGAAACATATTTGGATACGAATAATTCTATCATTAAATATGAGGATTTCATACATAAAGAGTTTATACATTTTTCAAAATACGATTGTGATAGAAGTATTCCTAACTTGATGGATGGGCTCAAAATAAGTTTGCGTAAAATTTTATATGCTGCATTCAAAAAGAACTTGACTACTGAAATAAAAGTCGCACAATTTACTGGATATGTTTCTGAACATTCTTGTTACCATCACGGCGAAGCATCTTTGAACGCTGCTATTGTAGGAATGGCTCAAAATTTTGTCGGTTCAAACAACATAAATTTGTTTCTACCTAATGGACAATTTGGAACGAGATTACAAGGTGGAAAGGATTCCGCCTCGGAGAGATATATATTTACTCAATTGAACAAAATTACTCGCTCTATTTTCCCAGAACACGATGATAAAATATTGAATTATTTGAATGATGATGGAACACCAGTGGAACCATTATACTATTCTCCAATAATTCCGATGGTTTTAGTTAATGGAACAAAGGGTATTGGAACAGGGTTCAGCACGGATATATTATCTTATAATCCTCGGGATATAATCAAGTATTTGAAGTATAAGTTGGACAATAATGAAATGTTTAATGACTTCAAATTCACACCGTATTATGATGGATTTAATGGAACTATTACTGAAATTATTGAAGGAAAATATTTGATCAAAGGTAAGTATGAGAAATTAGGACAAGACAAGATACGAGTTCTTGAACTTCCAGTTGGGTTATGGACGGATGACTACAAGGAATTCCTAGAAGGGCTTACTGAAAGTATTGTGGATAAGAATGGTAAGAAAACGCAAGCAATCATTAAGGATTATGATGATATGAGTAAAGATGTAAATGTAGATATTATAATCACATTTCAAAAAGGAAAAGTCGACGAGTTAGAATCTATCAGTCTTGATAATAATTGCAATGGGCTTGAAAAAACATTGAAATTATATACGACTTTTACTACAACGAATATGCATTTATTTGATGCAAATGATAAGTTGAAAAAATACCATAATGTAAAAGAAATTATAGATGATTATTTCGTTGTTAGATTAGAAATGTATGAAAAAAGAAAAAAATATATTATTAAACATATTGAGAATGAGTTAATTTTATTATCGAATAAATCTAGATACATTTCCGAAATACTGAATGATACGATTGATTTAAGGAGAAAAAAGAATGTTCAAATTATTGAGATATTGAAATCCAAAAATTATGATATTATTGACGAAGACAACGATTATAAATATCTCATCAAAATGCCAATGGACAGTGTTACAGAAGAAAATGTTGAAAGGTTGAACAAAGAATGTGATAAAAAGAATATAGAATTAGAAACAATTAAGAACACTACGATTAATAAAATGTGGCACAATGAACTGGAAATATTGGAAAATGAATATCATAAATTCTTGGAAACAAAACATCAATCAAATGAAGGTGAAAAAGTAGTAAAGAAAAAGATTGTAGTAAAAATAAAAAAGTAATTTAAACTTTAAACTCCATCGGTTGAAAATAAATTTCAGGATCAAAGCTAATACTACTAAAATCCATTTTACCATAGTTGGCAAAAGAATTTTGGACTTCATCAAAACTTTGTAACATTTTTCTTTTGTTATCATTTAAATTAAATGATGTGCATTTATCTAAGGAATCTCCATATCCAGTTATCCATGATAAATAGTTATGGTTTGTTGACACTTGTGCAAGTCCTATTACATAAAATACAAGATTCGTTATATAGAACAAGAAATCTGATATATAAGAAGCTATAGCATTGAATATATCTTGCAAAAATATTGGAGTTATCCATATATAAAACGCATATATAGCATCAACCCATCCCTTAATTAAATAAATAGATAAACAATTTGGTAATGTTACAATTTTATTTACAATTTGTTCGAATGAAGCTACGATAAGTGAAAATATGCTATTGACTGCACCAAATATACTTGTAAATGGTGTTACAAGTCCAGCTATTAATATTTTACCTAATTCAGTAAGTATATTTTTAATTTTTTGGGGGAAATTTTTCATAAAAGTGAATGTTTGATTTATATTGTAAATAATTGGATTTATTATTTTTCCAAATTTATTAATTATTTCATTTTTAACTCTTTCTGCTTCCGTGGTTGCAAAATTTTTTGCTATGCCAAAATCTTTTACTGCTTCTTGTTTAACTCTTTCTGCTTCCGTGGTTGCAAAATTTTTTGCTATGCCAAAATCTTTTACTGCTTCTTGTTTAACTCTTTCTGCTTCCGTGGTTGCAAATTGTTTTATTGTATTTCCAAAAGTCGTGAATTTTCCATCTATCGTGCTTCCCAAACTATTTACTTTTTCTCCAAGGGTTCCTATCTGTTGTCCGAAAGTTGTTATATTACTTGTAATTGGACTTATAGCTTGGTCAGTGTATTTGTTCGCAGCACTTTGAATTGTCGGCCCTAAATTGTCAAACTGTGATTTAAGTGTTCCAATACTTCCTGAAATTGGACTTATAGCTTGGTCAGTGTATTTGTTCGCAGCACTTTGAATTGTCGGCCCTAAATTGTCAAACTGTGATTTAAGTGTTCCAATACTTCCTGAAATTGGACTTATAGCTTGATCGGTGTATTTGTTTGCAGCAGTTTGGACTGTTCCAACTGCTAGGTCAGTGTATTTATTTGCAGCACTTTGAATTGTCGGCCCTAAATTGTCAAACTGTGATTTAAGTGTTCCAATACTTCCTGAAATTGGACTTATAGCTTGATCGGTGTATTTGTTTGCAGCACTTTGAATTGTCGGCCCTAAATTGTCAAACTGTGATTTAAGTGTTCCAATACTTCCTGAAATTGGAGTTATAGCTTGGTCAGTGTATTTATTTGCAGCACTTTGAATTGTCGGCCCTAAATTGTCAAACTGTGATTTAAGTGTTCCAATACTTCCTGAAATTGGAGTTATAGCTTGGTCAGTGTATTTATTTGCAGCACTTTGAATTGTCGGTCCTAAATTGTCAAACTGTGATTTAAGTGTTCCAATACTTCCTGAAATTGGGCTTATAGCTTGGTCAGTGTATTTGTTTGCAGCAGTTTGGACTGTTCCAACTGCTTGGTCAGTATATTTATTTGCGGCAGTTTGGACTGTTCCAACTGCTTGGTCTGTGTATTTGTTTGCGGCAGTTTGTATTGTAGTTCCCAACCCAGAAATCTGGGTTTGAATGTCACTTACCTTAGTTGTAATTGGACTTATTGCATTATTTGCTGCGTCTGTAGCGGTTGTTTTTATTGTATTTCCCAAATCACTAAAAGCGCCTGTTGCACTGTTAATTTCGGTTTTAATTCCTTTCATCGCATTATTTGCTGCGTCTGTAGCGGCGTCTCTCGCGCTTGTTTGTACTACATTTCCAAAATAGTCTATACTTTTTTTAATATTAGTTATATCTGTTATCATTGGATCTATCTGTTTTGTATATTCTGTTACTTGGTCACCGAACGCATTTACTTTTCCAGACATCTTACCAACCTGATCCACAAGTGGGTTTATCTTACCTACAACAGTATTTACTTGATCGACGACGGTTGATACTGTTTTTACATTTGATTCCACCTGACTTCCGAATTTATTTATTAGTCCTGCAGTTGAATTTACCTTATCTTTTAAATCGTTTACATATCCCCCAATTGTGCTTACTGTATTATTGACTTGGTTATTTAAATCTGTGCTTACTTCCTTAAATTGGTTGGCTACACTATTTTTTATATTTTGAGATAAATCGTTAAGTTTTCCATTTATGGTATCCGGTAAAGCATTTACAGAATTTACAGTTTTATCAAGAGCACCCTCTACCCGGGTTTCAACATCTTTTAATTGATTTGGTATAGAAGTTGCAAAATCTTTTACTTTATTAACAGCATTTGTTAATTCATTTATCCCTGGAATATCTAAACCTTCTCTGTATTTTTTTTTATAACTTATAAATAATAATAATATTAATATAAATATTAAAACAATTATTATTGTATTACTTATTTTGAATGTCATAATATATATATATAAATTTTTTTATATTTATTTATGTAACTAGAAACTACGACGAGACTTTGCAGGAGTAGAAGTAGTAGGAGTAGAAGTAGTAGGAGTAGAAGTAGTAGGAGTAGTTGCAGGCTTAGGCCTAGAATAAGGAACAGTATAAGGAAAGTCTTTTCCAGTTATCAAATTGTCAATAAATGCATCTGTGCGTAGTGAATTAACATTATGAATAAGACCATATTTTAGACTTATTTCTTGATTTCGCATTTCACCGTCAATAGAACTTATTGAACTACTGAATTTATCATTAAAACCGTATAAAGAAGTTATATCCTTTATTTGACTATCCCTATAATTAAATATAGTTGTTGTATCTTTTGGATTGTATTCTATCTGAGGACCTGGGAAGTTATCAATATTACTTTTAGTTGAAGATATTGAACTATTAATTTTACCTATTCCTGTAGTAAAATAATTATCTATATTTGTCAAAGTCGGCGGTATTTTACCAATATTATTGGATGCAATTCCAACATTTTCTATTAACCCACCAACACCATTAAACATATCGCCTATAGCTCTGATTTCATCTACAAAATTTGAAAACCCTTTATCTATCATTTGTGCAAACATTGTTACACCATTTATAACAATATCTTCACCTTTATGTATCCCGTCTGCTGCTTCATCATAAACACCGTTAATATAACCAGCCAAAACTTTTGAACCATCTGAAACACCATTTTTGTTGGGATCGAATGCACGGTTTAATGCATCTTGAACCTCACTCGGACTAGGTATATGAGAACGACTACTACTACCACCCATAATATATATATATTAAGAATTGATTTTTATCTTGTTACAAAAAACACATTATTTTTAAAGAAAATAGATAAAAAAGTAATTTAAAGAAAATAGATAAAAAAGTAATTTAAAGAAATAAAGAAAAAAGTAATTTAAACTAATCCATCGATTGAAAATAAATTTCAGGATCAAATTTAATGCTACTGAAATCCATTTTACCATAGTTGGCAAAAGAATTTTTTACTTCATCAAAACTTTGTAACATTTTTCTTTTGTTATCATTCAAATTAAATGATACACACTTATCTAAGGAATCGCCATATCCGGTTATCCACGATAAATAGTTATGCTTTGATGACACTTGTTCTAGTCCTATTAGATAAAATACACAATTTGTTATATAGAACAAGAAATCTGATATATAAGAAGCTATAGCATCGAATATATCTAGTAAAAATGTTGGAGTTATCCATATATAAAACGCATATATAGCATCAACCCATCCCTTAATCAAATAAATAGATAAACAACTTGGTAATGTTACAATTTTATCTATAATTTGTTCGAATGAAGCTACGATAAGTGAAAATATGCTATTGACTGCACCAAATATACTTGTAAATGGTGTTACAAGTCCATCTATTAATATTTTACCTAAACCAGTAAGTATATCATTAATTTTTTGGGGGAAATTTGTTATAAATTTAATTACTTGTTTTACATTGTAAATAAGTGTATCTATTTTTCCAACTGTTTCATCTTTTAATGTTTTAGCTTCTTGTTTTATTTTTTCAACTGAAGTTTCTGCAAAAGTTTTTACTGTTTTAAAATCATTTCCAACTTCGGTTTTTATTCTATTAGCTTCAGCAGTTGCAAATTCTTTAGCAGCATTAACTTGAGTGATTGCAAAATTTCTAACTACATCAGCTTCTGTAACTGCAACATTTTTTATTTTATCACCTAATGTATTAAATCCACCTTTTGCGTTATTTAACTGCTCTGATATTGGTTTAACTGCTTCATCAGCAACATTTTTTATTTTATCACCTAATGTATTAAATCCACCTCTTGCATCTTTTAACTGGTCTGATATTGGTTTAACTGCTGTATTAGCAACATCTTGTATTTTATCACCTAATGTATTAAATCCACCTCTTGCATCTTTTAACTGGTCTGATATTGGTTTAACTGCTGTATTAGCAACATCTTGTATTTTATCACCTAATGTATTAAATCCACCTCTTGCATCTTTTAACTGGTCTGATATTGGTTTAACTGCTGTATTAGCAACATCTTGTATTTTATCACCTAATGTATTAAATCCACCTCTTGCATCTTTTAACTGGTCTGATATTGGTTTAACTGCTTTATCAGCAGCATCTTGCACTTTATTTCCCAATCCTTTTATATCATTTTTAAGATTATCAAATGTTGATGGCAACGACTGAGCAAAATCTTTTACAGTATTAATTCCATCTGTTAATTTGTCTAAACCAGGAATTGTTAAACCTTCTCTGTATTTTTTTCTATTACTTAATAATAATAATATTATTAATATACATATTAAAATAATTATTATAAGCTTCATACTATTATATTATATCTTTTTTTTGTTAATTAATTTTAAAATTGTTAAATTAGAAGGTATTCAAGTTATAGTGAAATTTTGAAAATATTTTTGAATTTTAGATGTGCTGGTTATATTATAAAATCTGATTTTATATTTTACTCACTTAATTTGAAAATATAATTATTTGTTCCCGTTGAAGTTGGTTGCGTTAAAGTTATAGTTTATCAATTTGGGTTCGAATATCCTTAACATATGTTGGTATTTGTGAGAAATTTTTTGATATAATACCTACATTTTCTATTGACCCACCAACACCATTAAACACATTACCTATTTTATTTATTTCATCTTCAAAACTTGAAAATCCTGCATCTATCATTTGTGCGGTCATTGTTACACCATTCACTACGACATCCTGGGCTTGATGTATTCCGTCTGCTGCTTCATTATAAATACCATTAATATAACCACCCACAACATTTGAAGCATTTGAAACACCATTTTCGTCGGGATTAAATGTATGGTTTAATGCATCTTGAACCTGTTTCGGAGTAGGTAGTGGTTTTGGTGCTGGTAGTGGTGCTGGTGATGAATTGCCCATAATATATATTAAGAATTGATTTTTATCTTGTTACAAAAAACACATTATGAAAATATTATTTTAAAACCACGGTTTCAAAATCAATTCTTTATCATTATTTGTTGTTAAAATAGGAGGTGGTATCAATGTATACATATTACTTGCATCTTCAATATATTTACGATAACCTTGTGCTTCTCCGAAAACCTGTGGAACAGCATAATCAAATACCATCTTGTTCAAGTTTTGAACCTGTTGTGCGATATTATTGGGTAGATTTGCAGAATGTTGTAAAAATATGCTTCGCATAATAATTTTCAGAGTATCTTCATCCTGATTTGCGATTACAAACTGTTTTTTTGATAGTTCGTAAACACCTGCACGAATCCCGTTTTGGATGGTGCAAATATTTTTTTCGGAAAAAAAAGCTTTTGATAATTCAGTATTATCCCAAAGTCCTTCTGTCGGATTTCTAAATGTTAGACATTGACTAACAGGAATTTTGTCATACATTTGAAACAAATCTGAAGTTTTAGGACTAAATATGTCTACCCGTCCATTGGATATTTTTTGTTGTTTTTTTTCATTTTCTCTATAATTCATTTATAATACTCTTATAGAAAAAATTATATATATTTAATTTATACAAATGGAAGGTTTTCAAAAAATGGTTTTAGTAGTAGTTATTGTTTTTCTTTTGATTTGTCTAATTGTAATTTCTTTATTATTAATCAAGAATAAGAAAGAACAGGTATGGCCGCCAATTATAGCAAATTGTCCTGATTATTGGATTGACCTTTCAGGTAATGGTTCTAAATGTAGTAATGTCCAAAACTTAGGAACATGTAAAGCTACAACTACAATGGATTTTTCGGTGGCACCATATATTGGTTCAACTGGTTCTTGTCAAAAATATAATTGGGCTAAAGGGTGTAATGTAAGTTGGGATGGCATTACTTATGGAGTGAATAACGGTGTTTGTAACAGTACAACAAAAACAATATAAAAAATATAATGGATAATTTATAAACAATAAAATGAAATACATAGAAGATATAAAGAATGATATAAAGAATGATATAAAGAAAAATAGATTGTCAAAAGAACAAAAAGACAATAATTATTCTCTATTGATAAAAAAATTACCCATAGAGATATTCAATATTATAAAAGACTACTTGCCTATAAATGTAATTCTTTTTTGTAGTAAAAAAATATATATAGAAAATCACGAATTAGTAAAAAAATACATATGTAAAGATAATTACGAAAGGTATGTAAGAAATATTATAGAGCGGGATTATTGGTTTATACTTGGACATTTAATTAAGGAAAATTACGATAAATGGATGAATAAAAAAAAATATTTTTACAAAAATATGTCTTATTATAATTATTATTATTTTCTGATAGATTATAGCGTAATGAATACTTCAATAATTTGCACAAATACTTTATCAAAATATATAATAAATTCTGGTTTAAGTAAAAATCAACATAAAAAGAATACTTGTAAAAATATAATATGGATAAATTAAATATAAATAAAATTTTAAATAGAACCGAAGATGAATTAAAGATAAAAAATATATTGATGAATTTGGAATTAAATAAAAATGATTTATCTATTAAAAAAGGAATTTACATATTTGGCGAATCGGGAACAGGTAAAACAACATTTGTTATGAATTTATTAAAGGACCTGAATTATGATGTAATCAGATATGACGCAGGAGATATAAGAAATAAATCTATTATTGATACCATAACTAATCATAACATGTCTGATAAGAATGTTATGAGTATGTTTCAGAAGAATATAAAAAAAATAGCATTTGTGATGGATGAGATTGATGGAATGAATAATGGAGATAAAGGTGGAATAAATACATTAATAAAGATAATTCGTCCGAAGAAAACGAAAAAGCAAAAATTAGAAGAAATATCATTTTGTCCGATTATATGTATAGGAAACTACCACATTGATAAGAAAATAAAGGAATTGATAAAGGTTTGTAATACTATTGAATTGAACACACCTAGCACGGACCAAATAAGAGTGATAGTTAATTCTATTATGCCTGAATTGAAAGAAAATATAAGTAATGTAATAATTAATTATGTTAAATATGATTTAAGAAAGATAATGTCTGTTCACGAAATTTACAAGAATGATAAAGAAATATTAAATACTAATATTATTGAAAATATATTTCAAACTACAACTTATAATGATGATACAAAGAAAATAACACAGAAATTAATAAATTCAAACTATTCAATTGATGACCATATAAGGATAATGAATGATACAGATAGAACTATTGTAGGATTATTATGGCACGAAAATATTATAGATGTTTTAGGAAAGTATAAAAAAAATGTTAGTATTCCATTCTATTTGAATATTCTGAATAATATTTGTTTTGCAGATTATATTGATAGAGTTACTTTTCAGAAACAGATATGGCAATTCAATGAAATGAGTTCTCTCATTAAAACATTTAAGAATAACAAATTATATAATGATACATTTATAAAAAAACCAAAATATAATCCATCTGAGGTTAGGTTCACAAAGGTTCTTACGAAATATTCAACCGAATACAACAATTATACTTTCATTCAGAATTTCTGCCAACAGTTGAATATGGACAAGAAGGATATATTCTCTTTCTTTCTAGAATTGAAAAGTAAATACGATGATAATACAATTATAAATATATTTGAAAATTATGAAATAACCAAATTAGATATTAATCGTATGTATCGTTATTTAGATAAACTTACAAAAGAAGATTATGTTGATAATGAAATTATTGATGACAAAAGTATTACATAATCATTAAGTTTATAATTATTTCATCCAATTTTCTCTCGTTATCTAATATGTAGTTGTAGTTGTTTTCACTATTATTTAATTCACGGTTCTTCAAATAGGAGTTGTTTGTTGTGTTATTGAACAAGAAAAAGGCATTCACGATAAAATAAAATATTTTACTCATTATTTTATTTTATTTATAATAAGATTTTATTAGAGAAGTATTTATCGTATTCATTTCTTGATTCAAAGAAAAAAACAATAGGGTCGTCTCCATATTTTCCTACACACAGTTTAACTTTAAAATAATTATTTTCATCAGCAGTTCCAACTTTATGACTAGAATTATATCCACCTGTAACTGCATTTCTTATAATAGTCCCGGCTCTTCCTGATCCATAAAACCGTCTTGTAATCACTTTATTATTTAATTTATTAACAGTTTTTAAATCATAGTATCCTGTCTTATTTTCACTTATTTTTGAGGTTATATTGTCTGATTTTACTGGAGAAAATATTTCATTATCAACAAATATATCTTCATAATATGACATTTTTATTACTTATATTGAAGGCTTTATATTATTTTTGATTGTCTTTATTTTTTTTCTTTTCAGTTATTAATTCTTTCAATAAAGAATTTATTTTATTCTTATAATATTCAACTTGTTCCTTCATATTTTTATTTTCGTGAATTAATCTCTCTATAAATTGTTGTTGTTCTTTAATAATTCTGTTTTTGTGTTCATCTTCTCTATCTTGTTTATTCTTCAAAAACCGGTTTACTTCTTTTAAAACATCTGGTTTGTTTTCTATTCTTCCAGGTTCATAATCAATCAACAATGGCTCCAATTTATTCAACAAAAAATCTCTTATATTATCTTCTTTTACAAATTGTTCTATTCTTTTATCTGAAATAGAAATATAAGGGTTATTTTCACCATTCTTAGGTAGTAAATGTTTTTTATCGAGAGAATTGTGAATATGTGAAAAAACTAATATTGTCTTCATTGAGTCCAATTGAACTAGAGGTTCTTTATAATTATTTAAAAACTGTTTTTCTTCAGCAAGTAAAGCATTTTCGTCATATTTGTATTTTCTTAAATATTCTTTTTTGAAAGCAAAAGTAGCAGCGGTAGAGTGATATTTTCCATAAGGTCCGAACTTATACATACTACCCATATCTTTGAAATAAATATACATTTCACTCGAACCAGCTATAAGAACATTTGGATTACTAATTAACATTTCTACAGCGTGAGAAACTCTCTCAGGTGGATAATAATCGTCGTCATCAAAATAAATAATTATATCTCCTTTGCTTTTTTCGTGCATTAAATTTCTTTTTCTTCCTAAAGTCATTTTTTCTTCATATTTAAAATATTTTACTTGTGGTATATTACTAACCAAGTCTTCTATTTTGTCTGTTCCATCATCAATTATTATCCATTCCATTCTATCTTTTGGATATGTTTGATGATTGAAACATTCAATAGTCATTTCATAGAATGGCCGTCTGTTATATGTTGGAGTGCATATACTTACAAATGGCAACATATTTCTTTTATTTTTACTCATTTATATAACTTTAAAATTTACTTTTAAATTGCTTTATTATTTCTTTTACTTTTTACTTCTTACTTTTTACTTCTTTTGAATGATTTACTAAATTTACTACCAATGTTTTTTATTTTGTCAGTTACTTTATTTCCTTTACTTTTAATCGATTGTATTGATTTTTGAAAGGCACTTGGAGAAGAAGGTGTTGGAGTAGAAGGTATTGAAGGACCTGCTACTGGTTCTGATGGACTAGGTATTGAAGGAGCTGCTACTGGTTCTTGGGAAGAAGGAGTTGAAGGAATTGAAGGAGCAGCTACTGGTTCTGATGGACTAGGTATTGAAGGAGCTGCTACTGGTTCTGGGGGACTAGGAGAAGAAGGAATTGAAGGAGTTGCTACTGGTTCTGGGGGACTAGGAGAAGAAGGAATTGAAGGAGTTGAAGTAGTTGAAGGAGCTGCTACTGGTTCTGCGGGACTAGGAGAAGAAGGAGTTGTATTTTGGGTTTTCTCTTTTTTATTT